CGAGATTTGGTAACCCAAGTCTCCCAGCACCCAGTAACTATTACTTGGGGAGAGCAAACGTTGAAGGCCAGTCGTTAATAGAAAAATAAATCAACTAATGAAACAGAATGGACGACCAAAAGTACTCGCGAGAGTACTCTTAACCACCACTCTGATTTCTTTCGTCTATGGCAAGTGCATTTCTGCATTTGGAATAAACAAAGTAATTCATCAGAATCATCATGATTCTATCAAAAACCACCTAAAGTGATTCCGCCATGTTTTGCAACATGAGGGACCACTTCAGGCCGTTAAACTAGGAAAGGAAGCGAGAGGACAGTATCTTGCATTGCTGCAAGATAAGGTCATCACTCCGATTCCTTTCAGGAAAAGTTCTTCTAATGGGGCCCTAACACTGGTAAACGCAATGTTTACTAGTGCAGGGTCCGAGCCAAGGCTGCATCAACAATCGTTGACTGCCTTGACCATTGGAAGAGTGCTTACCCTTAGACCGGAAATTGATTTGGAATCAATTACCAATCCGTTTAAGGGATCTTGTGCGAAGCTCCAAAGCTTTTGCACCCTGATCAAAGAAGCGGACTTTAGATTTCTCAATCTAAGGCCCGTGCCTCTTTGGGACAGGAAGATATGATACTCCAATCAGTCCGGACCGAACGGTCCGTCTGGTTGAAGTGCTCATCTCGATGCAAGAGCATTGTTGGATCCATCTAACCAAGAACACTTTAAGAATCTTTGGAATCTATCATTACTGACAGGTTCTTCAGATTTGTTAAAGCAAGCTGTTACCTTAAGTGAGAGATTAGTTTCTAGCTCTGTTTACAAAGTAAACAGATTAGAGGTAATCTCTGACAAAGAGGGGAAATCACGGAATATCTTCATAGGAGACTATTATACACAAAGTATACTTAGAATCCTAAACAAGGTACTCATGAGAACCCTCAAGTCTATACCCCAAGATTACACTTTCTCGCAAGATAAATCTCAGATAACCATTCTGAGATGAATAAAGGAGGGAAGCGTAATAAACGGATATGACTTAAGTTCAGCAACCGAGAGATTTCCTCTGTCTTTACAGACAGAAGTCGTCAAACGGATTCTTGGACCAGGTGTATCAGAATGTTGAGAAAACATTCTGAAAAGTTTGAGCTTTAATTATAAAGGTCGTGATGTAAAGTTCGG